CTGGCAAACAACAGTGCTGTATACGATGACAAGCCGGACTTTCACGTTTTCCAGAATGAGATGAAGGCGCTCTACGAGTCTTACTCTGGCGAGCGTGGAATCTTCTCAAGGGCCGGTGCGAGAAAGAAGATTGCTGAGCACGGCAGGCGTGACCCAGATCATGAATGGGGCGCGAATCCCTGTTGCGAGGTCCTGCTAAGGCCACAGCAATTTTGCAACTTGTCCGAAGTCATCATCAGGCCGAAGGACACGCTTGCGAGTCTGAAGAAAAAGGTGCGGCTGGCGGCAATACTCGGGACCCTGCAGTCAACTCAGACGAACTTCAGATACTTGCGTCAGATTTGGCGTGACAACTGTGAAGAGGAAAGACTCCTCGGAGTTTCTTTGACGGGCATCATGGATCACCCGGTCATGAGCGGTCAGGAGGGTGAGAAAAAACTTGCCAAATGGCTTGAGGAGTTTCGTGACGTTGCCGAGCAAACCAACGAAGAGTACGCCGAGCTTCTAGGTATAGAGCAGTCAGCAAGTGTAACTGCGGTGAAGCCGTCTGGAACGGTTAGCCAGCTTGTCAACTCCAGCTCTGGAATACACCCGCGATATAGCAAGTACTACATTCGCCGGATAGCCCAAAGCACCAACGATCCGCTGACGCAATTCTTGATTGATCAGGGTGTGCCTCATGAGCCCTGCGCCATGAACCCCGGCACGACTGTTGTGTTCGACTTCTACGTGGAGTCACCCGAGCACAGCCTGACTACCGAGGATGTTGGGACGATCGATCAGCTTGAGCTTGCTCGCATTTACGGCAAGCACTATGCGACTCATACCGTCAGCGCAACTACCTACTACACCGACGAAAGCTGGTACGCGGCGTGTGACTGGATGTGGAAGAACTTCGACAGCCTGATTGGTATGTCGTTCCTCCCGCACTCCGGCGGGTCTTATAAGCAAGCGCCATACGAGGAGATCAGTAAGGCGGAGTACGTGCAGGCAACACTCTGCACCGATCCCATCGATTGGTCTGTACTCCCCGGCTACGAGAGGGGCGATACCACAGAGGGAGCAAAGACTGCGGCCTGTGTTGGTGACGCCTGCGAGCTATGAGCACTAGACAGTGGTGGGACTCCGGAAGGAGTCCACGCCAATACGCCGAAGCAATCTTGGCGATGGGGGATGACAAGGAACGTCAACGCAACTTCTTCGACACCCATGTGCCTGAGCATCTCAAGGAGCTGACCATGGACCATGTCAAGACTGCGTTGGCACTCGGAGGTAACAAGTGAACAAGGAATGTTTACGAAAACAAATAGAAGAGCAGACGCAGGAGTATCTGGACGGAGGCGGGGAGATCGAGACGGTCCCCCGCGTCGTCTTTTGCCCCATCTGGATGGAGTGGGCAAGGCGTCGAGGTTGGGACTACACGCCGTGGCGACTTCGCGGATTTCCGCTCGGAGGTGAATACACCAGCGAGGGGGGAGACGGGGGGATCTTCAGCCGCATAGGCGATGGTTGCTACCTGACCAAACCCAACAAACCGGAGGGCGCGAGCTTTTAATCATGGACGAATATGACGGAGAACTACTGATGCTTGATGACTCATTCGCAGAGGCAATAGCAGGAGTTGAATACAACGAGGAAGGCGACCCGCTGATCAAGTATGACGGGCCGATGCTTGTTGAGCTTCACATGGCGTTTGGCTTCGGCGAGCGGGAGGCATACGAGGAGATCGATAGCTGGCGAGGGTCAGAGATCGGTGTCATCTGGCCGGTCAATGTTGTTGTGAGACCAGACCGACCAAAGCTGAAGCTGGTCAAGAACAAAAAGGACCTTCACTGATGTTTAACAAAATCAAACGCACGAACGCGGATAAACACTTCAGCAATTGTGTCCGCATGAGGGCGAAGTGGAAGTGTGAGCGGTGCGAGACGGATTACTCGGACCGCAACAAGCAGGGCTTGCAATGCAGTCACCTGATTGGGCGCGGTCATTATGCGACCCGCTACGACCCGGCGAACGCACTGTCACTGTGCAGTCGTTGTCACATTGATTTGACTGCCCACCCCATTCAGCACATTCAGCTATGGAGAGAAATTCATGGAACGATCTACGGAGCGGATCGGTCTGACTCGGCGCTTAACAGCCTTCTTAAAAGGTCAACCTGCCAAGAGCGAATCGACTACGGAAAGTCACACGAAAAGGAAATCGCAGACCACTACAGAGAGCAAGCCAAAGAGCTTGAGCTCTACGCGGAAGCCACGGAATGGCAGGAGGAAAGATATGACTTCCAAGGTTGCAAATACCGGTAAGCGCATCATGGTCATCCCGGACACGCAAGTTAAGCCGGGCGTCAACACCGACCACTTGGAATGGGCTGGTCACTACGCGGTGAAGATGAAGCCTGATGTCATCGTTCACATCGGTGATCACTGGGACATGCCAAGCCTGTCAACCTACGACAAGAAAGGCAGTCGCCAGATGGAGGGCAAGCGTTACCTCGCTGACATCCAATCTGGTAACGAGGCCATGGATAGATTCATGGCGCCGATCCACGCCGAGGTCGCTCGACTGGAGCGCAACAAGAAAAAGAAGTGGGACATCTACAACAACCTGCACTTCTGCTTGGGCAACCATGAGGCTCGTATCTCACGGGCCGTGGATGCGGACATCCAGCTAGAGGATCTGATCTCGTTCGATGACTTCAATCTGAAGGACCACGGGTTCAAGGTCTACCCGTTCTTGGAGCCCGTCGTGATCGAGGGCGTTGTGTTTTCACATTACATCTGTAGCGGCGTGATGGGGAGGCCAATCAGTAGTGCCCGGATCGGACTGACCAAGCGTCACCAATCGTTCGTTATGGGGCACGTCCAGAACAGGGACGTGGCGTTCGCCACCCGAGCGGACGGTAAAAACATGACCGGCATTTTTGTGGGGGCGTTCTATTCCCACATGGAAGGTTACTTGACCCCCCAGACAAACACAGACAGCCAATGGCACGGCGTGTGGATGCTACATGACGTGGCGGACGGCGAGATGGACATCATGCCGGTGAGCTACAGATTCTTGGAGGCTAAGTATGGATGACTTGATTGTTCGCCTGACCCCGCAAGAGCATCACGCGGCAGTCACGCTGGGTAACGACACCCATGCAATTTGCCAGCTCCAAGGTCTGAAGCCACGCGACCCGGAGGGCAAAGTTCAGTCGGAGATCGACGGAGCCAGAGCCGAGTACGCGGTTGCAAAGCTGTTTGGGCTGGAGCCACCAAGACTGAACATCGCAAGCGATGGCGGCATCGACCTCTGGTTTGATGACTATGCCATCGACGTGAAGTTCACCAAGACCGACTCGCTCATCTTCGACAACGTGGATTCGTTCAAGGCCGACATAGCGGTGCTTGTCAGAAACTTTGGCGCCGATCCTCGATCGCTTGCAGTGGTTGGTTGTGTGGGCCGGGAGGCGTTCGCCGCGAATTGCACGGTAGAGGAGAGGAAGTACGGGAGAAAGCTGTGCATGAAAGCAGATCAGCTATCTCCGCCAGAGCGCCTATGGCGCGAGGTGAAGAGGAGGGACTTTAAGTGAGAAACAGCAAATACGACGGCGACCTAGACCTCCTAGATCTGCGCGAGCTGGCTGACCACCTGTGGGTAGTGGAGGAGATTCCCATCGCCCGTATACAGGAGCTGTGTGATGACCACGTAATCGAGTGCTACAAGTTTGTCAGTGCGTGGCACAAGTTAATGGACGAAATGCACAAGGTCATGGACCGGTGCGAAGAGCGCATGGAGGCAATACCAAGTGAATAGATATAACGCAACGCTGTACTTCGACAGCATTCAGAACGCCATGGACTGCGGCTACTGCGACGCGGTGATGGTGGACGATGACGTGCCTGAGCTGGGCTACATGGCTGTTGTCAGTTTTATGGCAGACGGCTATGAGATCGAGAGTGACGATGATGTGACGGTGGAGGTGGAGTTTTAATGTACAGCCTCATCTCATTAGTCATCGTAGTCCTGACCTCGCCCATCTGGGTCCCGTTGGGGCTCTACAT